TTTAAAAGAGTTATTACGCCAAATGATGTTAAACCATATTTAGAATTATTCTTACCTGAAAAAAATATTTTGGGAATAACAAGCGTTTTATTAAAGTCAGGAACTCAATTCTCAACAATACCAAATCCACAAGATTTTTTAACATTAGGACTTGAAAGGTGGTATGAGGTAGACGCTTTAGTTCAAGACAGAGTTTTTATTGAAGACCCAACAAAAGTGTCTGATCAACCAGGTATTAAAGTTGGAACGTATATTACAACATCAAATAAATTTATATCTGAATTTACGTCAGAAAGTTTTTGTAAGCTAACATTTGGTGGGGGAAATATTTCAGCGGAAGAACAACTTAAAGAGTTTGCTCGTGACGGTAAAGGGTTTGACTTAAGTAGATACACAAATAACTATGCCATGGGAGCGGCGTTAACACCTAATACTACACTATTTGTTCAATATAGAATTGGTGGTGGTTTAGGTAGTAATCTTGGTATTAACACTATTAATCAAATTGGAACGGTTTCGTTTTCTGTTAATGGTCCATCTGAAGTTTATAATAAAAGTGTTATTAATAGTTTACAGTGTAATAATGTTACCGCAGCAATTGGAGGAGCTAATCCACCAACAATAGAGGATGTTAGAAATATGGTTTCATTTAATTTTGCGGCACAAAACAGAGCTGTAACTGTAAATGATTATAATTCAATTTTAAGAAAAATGCCAGCTCAATTTGGGGCTCCGGCAAAAGTTGCTATAACAGAAGAAAACAACAAAATAAGAATTAAAATGTTGTCTTATGATTTAAATGGTAGTTTAACTAATGTTATATCAAACAGTTTAAAACAAAATGTGGCTAACTATTTATCAAATTATAGAATGATAAATGATTATATATCAATCGAGGCGGCAGAAACAATAGACTTAGCGGTTACTGTTGATGTTGTTTTAGATAATAGTCAAAATCAAGGAGCTATAATTGCAAAAACAATTCAAATTGTTGGAAATTTCTTTAACCCATTAGTTAGGGAGTTAGGACAAAATGTTAATACTTCAGAACTAAAAAGACTAATTCAAACAGAAAATGGAATTGTTAGCATTTCAGACATTTTATTTTTTAATCAAGTTGGTGGTCAATATTCGTCAAGTCAAACATCTATGCCATATTCAGACCCTGTAACACGACAGATAAGACCAACCGCGGATACTCTATTTGCAACGCCAACTCAAATTTATCAAATTAGATACCCTAATAAAGATATAAATATTAGAGTATTGAATCTTACGTCAGTCAATTTCTCCTAGAGATTTATTTTTTTTTAATAAGGTGTATGTTTCTATGAAAATGGGAAATAAACTATTTATCAAAAAAACAATTTTTTAATGCCAAAATCATATAGAATAAGAACCGAAGTTGGTATTGATAAGTATATCAATGTAAACTTAGAACAAGATTGGGAATCTTTAGAAATACTTTCTTTAAAAATTTTATCAAATGACATATATACAAGATTTTGTGCGGATTACGGTGTTGTTACAGGTAGAGTTTTTGTAAATAACGGTTTTGGTTTACCAAATGCAAAAGTTTCTGTTTTTATTCCTTTAGAACCTACAGACGAATTAGATCCTGTTATTAACGAACTTTATCCTTTTAAAACCATTTCAGACACCACTGAAGAAGGTTATAGATACAACTTACTTCCAAAATTACCATCATATAACGGACACACATCTACCGGATCTTTTCCAAACAAAGGGGATGTATTAATGGATGGTTCTTACATTGAGGTTTTTAACAAATACTATAGATTTACCGTAACAACAAATGATAGTGGTGATTTTATGATTTTTGGGGTTTCAGTTGGAACACAAACAATAGTAATGGATATTGATTTATCTGATATTGGTTGTTTTTCTCTTTCACCACAAGACTTAATACAACAAGGTTTAGCGACAGAAACGCAAGTAAATGGTGCCAGATTTAAATCCTCAACTAATTTAAGAGAATTACCACAAATTAAAAATTTAGTATTTGATGTTGATGTTAGACCATTTTGGGGTGACGCCGACCTTTGTCAAATTGGTATTACAAGAGTGGATTTTGATTTAACAAAACAAGCAAATATTAATATACAACCTACCTCAATATTCATGGGGTCTATTATTTCTACAACAGATGATGATGCGTTAAAGGTTGGTTGTAAACCAAAAAATAATACGGGTAATCTTTGTGAGTTAGTTTCTGGTCCTGGCGAAATAAGTGCAATACGACAAACCATATTTTCCGATAATAATGGATTGCCGATATTAGAAAAATATGAAATAGAAGAGGGAGGAAAAGTAATTGATGGTGACGGAACATATTTGTTAAATGTGCCAATGAATATGGATTACGTTTTTACAAACGAATTTGGACAACAAATAATATCTAACGACCCTAAAAAAGGAATTCCAACAACAGGTAAATATAGGTTTAAGTTTAGATGGCAAAATGAACAAGGACTACAAAGTAGTTTTTTAAAGGCAGACTTTTTGGTTCCAAACGTAAAAGAATATGGATGGACATCTTCCGGTACTGATCCATTTACAAATTATCAGTCATCTGTTTACAACTATCCTACAATTCCAATTGGTCAAACATCAGGAACAACGGTGACATTTTTTAATAGTTTTGGTTTAGCCGTTTTAAATACGATAAACGTAGAATCATATCAAATTTTAATTAATGGGCAACCATATACTGGAACTTTAAACTCAATACCAATATTGGTAGGAGACACACTCGAAATTATTGCAACGCCAGTGGACTCAACTCAAGTTCAAAACATATCGTTTACGCAGTATCCACAACCATTATTTCAGTTATATAGATCATATGCGTTTACAACAGATTGGGATGATTATGTAAATGTTACAGAGGCGATTAATTGTGAAGATACTTTTTATGCTTTTGGTTATAATAAAGTTTACACTACCGCCATGTTTTTGGATCGATATAAAAATGGTATAGGAAGAGCAAGACACTTAGGTATAAAAGAAATTGACAATAGATCGTGTAAATCAAATACTAACACGTTTCCAGTAAACGACATAATTAGAAATTTTGATTTTATATTCTTCGTATTCAACATATTAATTAATATACTAACTTTTCCAATATTAGTGTTATTATTTGTTGCACATTTAATTGCGTTTATGTGGCCAATATTAAAATATGTTCTTATTGTATTGGGAATTTATTTAACTTATGACGCTATTGTATCAGGGTTGGAAGCGGTTCAATCAGGAATACAGGCAATTAACTCAGCGGCGGGGGTGTTAAGTCTTGGTCTTGGTGTTGTTATTAATGCTGGTTTCTTAGGAGAAACAATTCGATTATTATTGTGGGGTATTGCTCAGATTGCAATTGCGGCGTTTAAAGTGGCATTAGCTTTGGCATTTACTGCATTTGCTATACTTGCTGCGATTAAAGTTAAAGGATTCCCAAGAATTGGTCTACCGATGATTGCATATCCTGATTGTACTAGTTGTGATTGTGATTGTGGAAATGCCGAATTAGATGATAATTTTGATACAAATAGTGTGCAACAATCTATAGATGCCGCCGCACAATCAACCTCTAGTGGGGCGTATAATTTAACTTTGGTACCAGCAAATAGTATGATTGCACCTGTTAACTCTGCTGGCTCGTATAATATAGATCACCCAAATTTAACTTGGACTACAGTTAATGGTTCTCCTGACGATGACCCATTTGATTGTGGTTTTGGTTATAATGGAAATTTTAAATCATTTGCAACAATAATTGGAGATCAGGACTTAGCAGTTGAAATTGCTGTAAGAGCGACCTTAGATTTTAAACGTGTTATATCGGGTTATGATGTTTTAAGTTCTACAGACCCAAATAGATATATTCCTAACGAATCTTTATTATTACATGCCCCTCAACCATTCTTATGGGCGGCTGATAAACAAGGTAATGATGGTATTTCTGATAGACGATTTTTTGCGTATCCACGAACAGATACATTCCCTCAAAAATTAAATGAGTTTAACTTAAGAAATAAATATTTTACAGGTGTTAATAGAATACAAACAACTGTAAATGGATCTCAACCATTTTTAGATCAAGTTGTTGTTATCTTAATGAAACAAGGAACCACATCAGAATTAGGTATTGGAGGATTATGTAGTTTCCAAGACCCTAATTATACTGACGTTGGATCATCTAATAGGTTAATTAATTTAACTGGTGCAACACTTAATCAATTTGGGACCAACTCAATTACAGGGACAACAATAACGGGTAGCTCAATACCGATTGTAATACAATATGCAGATCCTACCGATCTAAACGGAGGTAATAATTTAAGTGCTAACGTAATACTTAATCAACCATCATCTAGTCAGTTACCAGTGATTGGCAATCCTAATGCTGAACAATCTTATTTGAAATACGCAACAGACGTAGAATATTTTCAACTCATAACTGGTATGACTGTAAGTCAATTTTCAGGGACATCAGTGGGAACTTCAGGATATTATGAAAGCGCATATCTATTCCATACCGTACAAGTTGCGGTACCCGATTGTGGTAATTTACCTCTCCTCCAACCCAGTAATGGTTTTAACATATATACGGTTCCTAATGTTATAAAAACAATGTCTAATCATGATACATATGAGGTTTGTATATTTGTTAGAGGTGTTGACCCAAATACTGCACCACAAACAATAAAATATGATTTAGCAAGAATTTTTGGACAAACATCGGCATTTGGTTCTGCATCAAACATATCAGTTACAGGTCAGTATTATATGAACCAACCTATTAAAGGTACATCCTCAGGTAAAGCAACATTGAGTCATAATACAAGTATAAATACAAGTGCTAACTTATATTTCCCATCATTTACCTTTACCCCTGATGCAACATCATATTCAGGGTTTACGTCAAACTTACCATATTTTTATTTAAGCACTAATGACCCAATATCGTCACCTTACTCACCAATATCAGGGTGGGAGACAATTACAACATTAACTGCCGGTAATAATTATCAATTAGTTGGTGGGTCTAATTATACATTACCTAGACAACAAACTGATTACATTGGTGGTGGTACTTTTGCTGCTTGGGACTTAAACATACCATTTAATCTGACTTTATATACTAACAATAATGGTAGTACACCTAGTTGTGATCAAGATTGTCAAATAGGTCAATATTACAATTATAGAAGTGGATGGTTTAATGAAGGAAATGTTGGAGGTAACTTAAGTGCGGCGTATTCACCAGCTTACTATAGATATGGTTTATCCCCAATAAACTTCAATAACTCAGTTAATATGGTTATGAGAAGTGATAGGTTACCTACATCAACTGCGGTTGAAGATGGAACCCAAAACCAAACAGGTTATGCTCTTCACCAAAATAATAACTTTGCGGTTTATACTGATAGTGGTGCGTTAAACCCTCCAACAATATCTGCAGGTGGCGATTTACCAAGTGGAGATTCATATGATGAAGACCCAATAACATTTGGATTGACAGAAACATTAACTTGTGAAGGTATGGTTCCTTTAGAGTGTTATACCGGATCA